ACGCAATCGCCGATGCTGTCAGCGATACAGCGGCGCGGGCGGCCACGGGAAATATCGGCGGCTAGTTCGCCGGTCTCTTCTACGAGTTTCGCAAGCTGGCGGAAGCTGTCGCTGCCTGCGATAAGGTTGCGGGCTTCTGCCCATTCGCGGATTTGGGTAAATGTTTGGGTCATGATTATTCCTTTGCTTCTGCTGCCTGCTCCTGCATGGCGGCATCGATATGCGCCCGCAGGCAGGGTTTTAGTTGGACGGTGTTGCCTAGTGTGATGTCGATGTCATCTTGGGCGGCCAGCCAGTCAATGCGCTCGGTGTCGGGGTGGGGGACGGCTTGCAGGACGATGTGGGCGACGAGATATTGGCAGCCGCCGTCGCTGACTACCCAGCCTGCTTCGGAATGGATTTCGTCTTGGTGCAGATAAACAAATTGTTTGTCGTTCCATAACGCGCGGTCGCCAAATTTAAATTGATGGGTCATGGTTGCTCCTTATGCTACGAATAAATCGCCCTGTTTGGATGCGTTGGCTAAATTCTGCACAGCCTGATTGAAATAGCTTTCTTTTAATTCCGCGCCGATAAACCTGCGCCCCATCTCTAAGGCCACAAATCCTTCTGAACCAATGCCGGCAAATGGGGATAGCACGATATCGCCGGGGTTTGTCCATAAGTCCACGCCCCTGCGGATTACATCTAATTGCAGTGGGCAGATATGCCTTTCATCGTCATGCTCTCTTGCGCTGCGATATTGCAGTGTGTCAGATGGGTCAATGTCCATCCATACCGGGCTGGCGGCTTTCTGCCATTTATCGACTGGATATTGTGCGGGGTCGTGGGTTACTTTGTCGGTTACTTCGCCTGGCGCTCGCATGGTAATCAGGTAATCAGGGATGCCCTGCCGGCACATGCTGGCATTAGTGCGCACGGTTTTATGCAGTAAGCCTAGGGCTTTGGTGCGCTGCATGGCGGTTACTGGGTCTTTCCAAATCACCACTTCACTGGCATAGATAAAGCCGTGCTGCTGGAAGCAGCGGATTAGTTCGCCGCGAAAGTCCTTCAGCCCGATATAGCCGTCTCTCTCTTTGCTGGTGGGTAGCTGCATGCAGTGAAATGAAACATTTCTGCCCGGCTTCATCACGCGAGCCAGTTCGGCCACAAGAAAGGAAAAATGTTCGAAAAACTCTGCATCCGTTCGGCAGTTCCCCATATCGCGCGGGCTGTTGCTGTAGGTGTACAGGCTGGCGAAAGGCGGGCTGAAAATGGAATAGTCGATAGAACTATCCGGCAGCCCGCTCACGACTTCTACACAGTCGCCGTTGTATAAGTTCCAGTTTTCGCCTGATTGTTGTTTGATGATGTCCATGATGTTTTCTCGCTAATTAACCAGCTTGGCAACTGCATTGCTTCATTGCGCTGGTATGGGTTGAAAATGCGCTGTTGTCCGATAACGGAACCTCTAACAGCTTGGCCGGTGGCGGCAGAAAGCTCATCCGCCATTGCTTGTGCATCCCGTTCTTTTCGTTTGATGTTGGCTACCACACTGCCTTCTGCTTCGCTGGCGATGATATGCACAAAGACTTCTTTGCTTTGCCCAAAGCGCCAGCAGCGGCGCACGGATTGGTAATAGGCTTCGTAGCTGTCGGTTACGCCAACAAAGGCCATATTCCGGCAATGCTGCCAGTTCATACCGAAACCGAAGATGCTGCCTTTTGACAGCAGTACTTGCACATCTCCCAAACGCCATGACTGTTCCAGTTCCAGCCTATCTTCTAGCTCGGTGCTGCCGCGAATAGATGCCACGCTAATGCCGGCCTGTTGGAAGGCGGCTTCTAAGGCATCCTGTTCGGCATTCAGGTCGCACCAAACCAGCCACTTTTCATCTGAAGCCTGCACAAGCCGGATGCACTCCGCCACCCGTTGAGTAATGGAACGGCGGCGGGCATCTCGTCTATCCTGCATTTTGGTAGCTTCTACCGGGAATAAAAAGCCACGCTCGTTGGCGTGGTCGATGTCAGATAGTACGGTATGCTGTTGGATGTGTAATGGCGGCAGGTTGTATGCCCCATCGTCAAAACCTAAATCTGACGGCTTGCGCACCATCGCCCCCCATGATGACACCCATCGCCAGAATACGGCTTTAGCATGACCTTTTAACCGCCAATCTTGCGTTTTGGCGGCATCATGCACGAAGTATTCCGCCAACATTTCGGCACGGGTGCAGATACCTAGAAACTCTGCATGTGTGCCTAGCTCGGTGTAATCGTTCGGGCTGGGGGTAGCGGTGGCGCATAGCTTGTAATCGCAATGGGCAAACGCTTCCGTTAGCTGGCTGAATGTTTTGGCGGTGTGGTGTTTGATGATACTGGATTCATCTAATACCACCGCATCGAATTTGTGGGCATCAAACTTGTGCAGCCGCTCGTAGTTCGTGATATTGATGCCGCTGGCTACATCTTCAGGCTCGCGGCATAGGGTTATATCAATGCCGATGCTCTTCGCTTCTTCTGCGGTTTGGACAGCAACAGATAGCGGGGCAAGGATTAGCACCCGACAGCCGACTGATTTAACCAGCGTATCAGCCCAAGCCAACTGCATGCGGGTTTTGCCTAGCCCGGTATCGGCGAAGATGGCTGCTTTGCCACGGCGTAGCGCCCATTCAGCTAGTGCTTTTTGGTGTGGGTTTAAGTCGTAGCCGGACAAGTCTGCCCGAATGCCAACCGGCATCCTGCTGGATAACTTGCCATCTATGTATTGTTGGTATCGCATGTCTGTTCTCTGTTTGTCTGGTGGCGTTATTTGATGCGCAGGCTTTCGCTGCTTTCGAGCTTCGCGCCGGGGATTTCTTTGCCGCTTTTGATGGCTTCCTTGATAGCGCTCTTGTTGATTTCTTTTGTTACTACCCAGTATTTTCCCGGTATCTGTTTTTCATCATAGACGGTAACGGCAGGAGGGTTCTTTTGGAACTTGGCGGTAAACGTGCCATCGTCAGCTTTGATTTCGCGGATGCCGGTGCGCCGCATATTGAAAGCCAAGTATTCTTTCAGCCTGCTCTGTCGGTTTTGCAGGGCTTTCTTTTTCTCCTGCATGGCTTTGATATGCTGGTCGAGCATGCCGATTTGGGCTTCTTGGTTCAGCCAATAGGCGGTTACGGCTTGGGCTTTAACTTCAAACTGTCCGATAACGGCTTCGAGTGTGTCGGCGGCTTCGGTTTCGTTGTCGAAGTGGGCATCGAGAACGGCGCGGATGTCATCGGCGCATTGGTAAAGGGTTACTTGCATGGGGGTTCTCTAAAGAAAAAGCCCTGCTTGCAAACAGGGCTGCGCTTCTGCTATTTAATAAGGCACATCGTCATCTATATCGCTCTGCTGTGGTGCTGGCGGCTGCCTTGGCTGCGCCTGCTGCCGGTCGGTGCTGCTGCCTTGCAGGGTAATATCGCCGACTATGATTTCTACGCTTTGCCGCTCGATGCCTTGGCGGTCGGTGTATTTGCGGATTTGCAAGCTGCCAAATACGGTAGCCGCGCCGCCCTTCCTGATATAAGGGGCAAGCTTTTCGGCGCGATTGCCGAATAGTTGGCAGTTGAAAAACTGCGCCTGCTCTTCGCCGTTCATATAGACGTTTTCGGCGATGCCGAATGATAGGATGTGATGCCCGTTTTTAGTGGTACGGATTTCGCCGTCTTTTGTGAAACGGCCTGCTACTGCAATGGCGCTCATGCTGCCTCCTGTTCTGCTTCAAAATCTGCTTTGCGGTGGTCGTAAATGTCTTTGATGATGGGCTGCTGCTCTTTGGTGGCGGCTGTCCAAGCATGGCCGAAGATGGCCTTTAGGTTGTCTAGGTTGGCCGCCTGCCGCAGGGCGCGGGTGGTCTCTTCAATGTCGATTCCTTTGCGGTCTGGTTCTTCGTGGCGCGGGGCTGCATCGGCATCTTTGTTGTCGTCGATGGCGAACAGGCCGCACAGGGCGTATTTGCGGGCGTAGCTGCTGGCCGATCCGGTAATCTGGCTGTCGTCCATGCCCTTGCGGGTTTCGGCTTCGCGGGCATAAGCGGTGGTTTGGATGATTTGGCTGCCATCGCTGATGGTGGCGGTGGCTTTGACGTATACGCGGTTGCCGACGGCTTCGATGCTGTCAGAAAGGGTTAGTGTCAGTTTGCTTTCGGCCAGCATGGGTTTGACGGCTTGCAGTATGCTCTCGGCGCTGCGGTAGTGGTATTTGCTGTATTCGTTCCACGCATCCTTGGGGGCGTTGAGATGGGTTTGGATTTGGTTGAGTTTGGCGTTTAATTCGCTCATTTCCATACTCCTGTTGGTGTAGTTGCTGCAAAACCTGCGTGTAATACATCAGCTGGTTGCACATGGTTTAACTCCGGTTATTGGATAGTCGGCGGGGCTGCTTCGGATAAGCCAAGCTCGATTGCTTTTTTATTGGCTTTATCTAGTAGTAAGATGGCTGCGGTAACGACTTCTAGAAAGCCATCTGCTTCGGCATCGTCTGCTGCGGCCAGTTGGTTTGCTTCCTCTGCAATCGGCAGAATTATCTGTCGGAGGGGCGGGATGGCTTCGGTGGCAAACAGTTGGCTAAGCTTGCTTGTTGGGTCGATGGTGTAAATGTGTATGGCGGCAA